AATGGTTTACGGTGTGGGCGCAGCCCCAGGCTCTGTGTGGCGCAGCCATCACGAGCAGACGCTCAAATACTAACGGTTAGCTGCAGCTTTCATCCGCTCATACAGGTCGCGGTCTGTACGGAATAGCCGCGACTGCTCAGTTAGGTTGAAGCTATCACGGCTGAATGGGTTAGCCATGCCTGCCGGAATGCCGCCAGTGCTGGCACCGGCTGATGGTGCGCCACTACCTTGCGGCTTGGGTTGCTTTTGCATCCATGCTGGCAGCGTCTTCGCCCACTCGCCGACGGGCGTGCGCTGGTAGCCGTCAACCACTACCACAGTGCCATCAGCATCGCGTTCGATTTGGTCGGCGCTCAGCTTGGTCTTCAGCACCATGTCAGGATCGTGCACGATGTCAGCCAGCGCCGTTACTGCTGGTGTGACCAGCTCCAGTTCGCGGACTCGCGCTTCAAGTGTGGCAATGCGCTGGTCCTTCTCCGTCGTCGCCTCACGGAACTGTTGCTCCAGAGCCTGTCGCGCTTCTTGGTATTTGCCTTGTGATTCAAGCTGCTGTTGCTCGTGGTTGCGCTTGAACTCCAATAGCTCATTGACATCAACGCCATCTGGCAACGCTGGCGCTTTCTTGGCAGCGCGTAACTCAGCGATCAGCTCTTTATTCTTGCGCTCAAGCGCTTCCACGCTGCGTTGCAATGCGTCGTTGTTGTCGCCCCCAACAGCCGCAGGCTCCTGGGTTTGTGTTTCATCAGACATGGATAAGCCGCAGGCTTAATTACGCTGCCATCGTAATGGCGCGTAGCGATCGTGTCAAAGCGTGAATGGGACACCCCAATCCGTGAGCCATGGAATCTGCTGATTAAGCAGTGCCTTGATGCAGTAGATCGCCATGAGCATCTGTACCGCAGTAGCGGCAATGGCTGGCATGCGGCTAAAGCTCAGGATCTGCGGTGGTACGTTGCCGAGCTAAAGGATTGGATTCACCGGCAGGAAGCAGCTACCACTTCACCTTGTCCGCCCAATATGCCGGAGACATCTTGCCGCGAGCAATGTTACTAGCGTGCCTTGCCTTGAATGATGCCCGCCTGGCTTTATCTGCTGCTGACTCGTTTTTGCGTGGCGGGCTGCCGCTGACACCCTGCTGACCGAACCGGATCAGTTTGACTGTCTCGCCCTCCTTGGCCAGCACCGCATGAGATTTGGTCGGATGGCTTGGCGTCCGCTTGGGTTTGTTGTAACCCTCAAACTGCTCGCCGCGATAGGTGATCATCGCCGTGGCGCAGGCTTCAGCTCTGACCGCTTTTTGATGACTGCGTTACCGGTTGACTCGGATTTGATTCGTACGATCGGGTCATCCATGCTGCCGACGCGGGTAACGCTACCGCCGCCTTGCGTTGGTATGGTCGCGCGTTCACCACCAATGCTGGTGATTACGCCAAACGTGCGCGTGCCTTGATAGCTCCAGCTAACCCGGTCGCCGCGTTTCATTTCTTCTTGCCTCCCTTCTTGGGCATGGGCTTTTGAGGCTTGGCTGGTCCGGTGTACTTAGGCATCACTTTTTACCTTTTGGCTTGCGGGACTTGCCGGCTTTTGATAGCGCGATTGCGATTGCTTGCTTTTGCGGTTTGCCCGCCTTCATTTCGGCCTTGATGTTGGCCGAGATCGCACGTTGTGATTTGCCCTTCTTCATTGGCATGGCGCCAGTCCTCAATACCTACCAGCAGGCTAGCCCCGTCTGCTGTTGCCCATCCTTTGTCGGTGTAAATCGCTGGCACCCATGCCTCGCCAGCCAATGCCTCAACGGGATCTGAGCTGACAGTAAACAGTCCCTCGTTGCGAAAGTGCCGCAGGTTAGGCAGGTCCATATCGTTTGCGGAGTTGTTCCAAGGTTAATTCTGACCCATCATCGCGCACCAGCTTGGCGATGGCATCACGTGGGCCATATTTCTTGGCAAGCCGGTTGAAGTAGGCAACCTTGCCAGGGCCAAGCGCATCAGCTTGTACGCTCCGTGGCTGATTGGATAGCCACTCGCCGTAGCTCTGGTTGATCGGCACCTGGCCATCCTTACTGGCGCGGGTTGCAGTGGTGGATGGCGGCAGGATGTCTGGATCAATGATTGGCACAGTGGTGCTGCGGCAGTTGAAGTGCTGCGGCGGCATCGGGCCTTTGCCGTACTCAAACTCCTTGCCGTCAAGCGCTCGGCAGATTGCGCTGGTGCGAGTGTCGAGCGTAGCGACGTACCTGTAGCGCGGCGTGATGTCTTGGTTGGCCTCGTAGACCTGCTGGCTGGCGGTGTTGGCCACCTGGTTAATGCTGGTGCGTATCAGGGCGATGACTTGATTGTCTGCTACTGCTGTTGCCTGCCCGCCTGCAGCGATGAGCTGCTTAACGGTCTTGGCTTCCTCGCCAAATTGCAGGCTGCCGATCAGTCGCTTGGCAATAGCAGGCGTTGGCTCGCCAGTCAGCAGTCCCTGCCGTACTACTTGTGAGAACCGCTCGGCCTGATCGACGGCGATGCCTCGGAACGCCTTGGTAACTACCTCGCCATTAGGCAGAGTGATGGTGGCGCCCTGCGCGGCGGTCAGATTGAACGTGGCCGGGGCGCCTTGCACTGCGGCGAATAGGTCATCACTCAGCGCCACTACGTTGAGCTGCGTCGGGTCGGTGGTGACAACCGACTGCGCAAACTGCGGGCTGATCTCCACGGTGTTGACCGCATCCCGCGTGCCAGCCGGTAGCGCCTTGCGGAGCTGATCAGCCACAAACTCAGATTGCAGCTGCGCGATGCCCTGCAGCTCAGTCGCTGTAATCTCCGTTGCATCACCCGCCCAGGTGCCGAGACTGTCCTTTAACTGCGCAAGGATTGCCCGCAGCCTGGCTGCCTTTACAGGTGCGGCAAGTTCGTCGATAGTCCGCAGTTGATTAACTGCATCAATGATAATGTCGTTGTAGGCGTTGATAATGCGACGCGCAACGCTATTGCTGTACCTGTTCAGGTCGATGGCGTTGCGATATAGCGCTTCTGGTGTGCTCACTGTCCATCAGACGGTAGATCAAGCCCCGCATTGGATGTAGCATCCAGCTCTTCGTCTACGTCAAAGTTATCGCCCAAGACATCACCCTCGGCCAGCTCACGCAGCAGGGTTTCCTGGCTGATGGTGCCAGCGGTGTAAAGCGATAGCAGCGCAGTGATGTCCTGCGGCTCAAGGCGTGCGCCAAGGAAGTCGCGGTTGACATAGCTGCTACCGGCAGCAGTTGCATTGCCGAGGTACTGCGCATGAAACTGCAGGCAGTTGTCAATCATGTCCTGCATATTCTGCGCGATCACCATCATGGTGCTATCGCCCTGGCTGCGATCGATTCGCTTTGCCTCAGCTGTCTCGGCACTCAGCTTCTGGCCTAGCACTGCGGACAGTCCTAGCTCGTTGATCTGCAGCGCAAGCTGCTCAAGCCTGCGGAATTGCGCGTCAAAGCTGCGACCGGCTGGCTCGATGTACTCGGCGCGGCCTTCGGCTGGAAATGCGATTGCTTCGCCGGGTCCAGCTGACACCTCCTCGGCTGCTGACGGGAACCCGTAGAACGCCAGCATCGGTACCGCCGAGATGTGCAGCTGGTTATCAAGGTCCGACTGCACCTGATAGGTCTTGAGGTTCAACTCTGCAATGTCTTCCAGCGGCGGACGGGATTCCATGAAGTCATGGCGCTGCGCATAGGCAATGGTGAACGGGATCTGTCTCAGGCTCGTGCGGCCTTCATCAACGACGGTGAACTCACCGCTGTCGGCTTTGCGATGGATGCGGTACTCGCCAGGTGTCAGCACACGAACCTGCTCGACGGCCTTCTCGCCAAACTCGCCATCTGGCACCGTGACCACTTCCGATAGCCGCAGCTGGGTCAGCACCTGCCTGCCTTCTTGCGTCTCGGTGCGCCAGCCAAGGATCTGCCGGGGTGTGTATGTCACCCAGTAGGGCCTACCGCCATCAGACGGTGCATCCACCAACGTACCAATGTGGCCATAGCGAACCATCTTGCGGGCTGCTTCATAAGTCCAGACATTGAGGTCATTGCCTTGCAGATCTACGTCAAATAGCTGCTCGCGGATGATGTCGGCGGTGTCATCCAGCCTCACTGGCTTGCGGGTGAGCATGCCCGCCAGCATGCGCTCTAGGCGGATGTAGTACGGCGGACAGACGCTACGGGACAGGCGGTTGTCGTAGGACTCGTCTAGTTCGCGGGGCTCCTGCGGCAAGTAGCGGCGATGCTTCTTGCGCATCCCATAGGTGCCCTGCAGCAGATCCTCAATCAGCAGCCAATGCGGCTCCTGCGCATACCAATTCGTATTCGGGTCGCTGACCTTTGCTACGGTGCGCTGCGCTAGCGGCCGGTCATAGAAGTTGTAACCGCTATACACGAGCGCTAGCCGCCGAGAATGCCATCAGTTTACGGCTTCAGTCATTGATGGGCTGACTAGTAAAGCCTGATGCCAGTGCTGCGGCCAGCACCGGCGTGCAATGGGTTGAACTCACGCCACACCAGGTAGCCGAGCGCGTCGTTCATGTGATCGAACCCTGAATCTTTGTCAGGTTCGCCCTTGTCGCTGTAGCACTGCAGCTCTAGGCATTCGATCACGCGGCGGCAACCCTGCGCCACCTGCAGCCGTACCTGCCCTTTGCCGTTCTCCAGCAGCGCCTGCACAGCTGATACACGATCACGCACTGGCGGGTTGCTGCGTGGTGACTGGTTTGACATGCCGTAGGACTCCAGGATCTGAATATCGGTCTGGCTGGCGTTGGTGCTGCGGCTGCCGCCGCTGGCGTCTGGGTAGATGTAGATCTGCTGCTGCGGGTGCCGTCTGCGGATCTCTTGCGCCAGGGCGTCGGTGTCATGCGCACCGGCGATCTCGTCAATCACCAGCAGGCCATTGCCAAGCCGCACGGCGATCACGGCAGACATATTGCTCACGTTGAAGTCAATGCCAACGCGGATCGGCTCGCGGGTGATGTCCGGTACTGTGGCGATGACATGCTTTGCCCGGTCGAAGCGGTCATACACCTGCCCAGTTGTCAGGTTGACGAACTCGCCGTCGAGGTATGCCCGCAGCAGGCTCGGGTCGTAGTTTGCCTGCAGCCGCTCGATAAAGTCCGGCGGCAGATGCGGGTTGTCTGCCGTGCGCATTTTGATTAGCTGCCGGTCTGGTCGCTGCTTGGCATCATCGCTGCCGAATGTGTTCCACATCCACCGGAACCCTTCTGGCGTCGATGCCGCGCCAAACTGCCGCACATTGCCCGAGCGCAAGCGGCCGAGGATCTTAGGGAATGCCTTGTTAGCAATGCTTGGCGTTACGGTATCGATTTCATCAGCCAGCACCCATGCAAGGTTTAGGCCGATGATGCGCGACCAGTTCTCAAAGCTGCGACACAGGATCTTGGTGTCCCCGCCTGGCAGGTGCAGCATGTACTCCGGCAGCGGTGATGCACGAAAGGTGTACGGGATGTCGTACGCCTCCAGAAACGCCTCAAAGTCCGTCTGCCAGATGTCCCGAATCAGCGGTCCGGTCGGCTCCATCACGCAGCCAATGAAGCCCTGATTGACCGCGGCCAGCATCACGGCCTTAGCGCATAGCGCCCTGGTCTTGCCAGCGCCATAGCCCGCGCTGATACCAAGGATCTGCGTTGCGGTGTCATCTACGAACGCAAGCTGCCCAGGGTGGAGGTCAGCGCGGATGCGGGTCAGCAGGTCAGCGGTGTCCTCGGGCGTCTGCTGCTGCATGAATGACAGCAGCGGTACTGGTTCGCAAATGCCGCTGACAATGCTCACGACATCTCAAACCGCAATAGCCGAGCTTGCTTCTCTACGGCAGTCATGGCTAGACCGACTTGGTTGTTCTCGCGTGCAATGCGTTCGTAATCCTGCAGCCGCGCCAAGGCGGCCTCTAGCCATTGAGGCCGCTCCAGCTCGGCGTCGAGCGCTATTAACTTACGCGCTTCAGCCAAATAATCACGCACTTGCCGTTCGCTTACATTCCACTTTTCGGAACCGTACTGAACAATTTGATTATGATTCCATGCGCGCAAAAGCAATCCATAAACCTCATTAACCCGGTTTTGGATCTCGTCTTTGGTGCTTTTGCGCGCCATTGCATTACTCCCGGATTTGGACTGGCATCACCAGATAGGTCTGGCCGATGACGACAGGCGAGGTAGATGTGTTGGCCTGAATGGTAATCATAGTGTCAGTGTATCCCTTCAGTCCATCCATAAGGTAATGGACGTTGACGGCCAGCTGCGGCAGCTTGCCATTACATGCGACGGATTCAGCGCCGCTGCTGGTTTCAGATTCGGCGGTCACTTCAATGGCGCCAGCCTTGACGGTCAGTCGCACGATGTCATTGGGTGAGACGCACGCGATCCGCTCCAGTGCCGCGAGCAGCGCTTCACGGTTGCAGGTGGCCAGGGTCTTGAAGGTGGCAGGGATCAGCTGCTGCACTGATGGGTAGGCGCCATCCAAGGTGCGCGTGATCATGCGCGTGGCCGTATCGAGCTGGATTGCGACGTGGCCGCCGTCCACCGCAAAGGACGCAGGGTTCCGCACCTGCGCCATCGCTCGAGCAGGGATTACTACATCCATGTCCGGCGCATTGCAGGACAGCGTGCGCGATGCAAGCCGGTGGCCGTCGGTGGCTTCAATGCGCAGCTCGCTGCCATCGGAGACCAGGTGGATGCCCGTGAGCACCGGCTTCGACTCATCAGTGCTGGCGGCGACCAGCACAGCAGCCAAGGGCGCTGCCAGGTCGATCGCAGCGCCCTCAGCAGCGTCCACGGCAGGCAGGCCGGGGAAATCATCCGCAGAGGCCGCTGAGAGGCTGTAGGAGCCGCCTGCGGTGGCCAGTGCCACGCGATCACCGTCAACGGTCAAGGAGACCACGCTGGTGCCATCCAGTCGGCCTGTGATGTCCGCCAGAAGGCGATGCGGCACGACACAGGCGCCAGCAGTGTCAACCATGGCGTCGATGCTGGTCTGTATGCCGATGCTCAGGTCATAGGCGGTGAGTTGCAGGCTCCCGCCATCAGCGCGGAGCAGAACGCCAGAGAGGATTGGATGGGTCTTGCCATTGCCGACAGCACGCGCCACAGCACGTAGCGCGCGGCTGAGGTCGGATTGAGTGCAGGTGATCTTCATTGAGCAGCAGCTTCAGAAAGGGAACAAAGGATGCCGTCGCAGTCGGCTTGGAACGATGCCACCAGCTCCAGTGGGATGGGGCGGTCATCATCCTGCGCGTTGTCGCGGATGGCATCGGCATAGGCGCGTGCCAGAACCAGGGTGTCGTGCAGCCGGTTGATCACCGGTGATTGCTTGGCGGGAATGTCAATGGTGTCCATGGTGCAGCCGTGTGGCCAGTGCAACCCTACTGCGCCGTGCTCCATCCTGCAACAGACCTAACAGACCTAACGCATTCCTAACGGGTCCTGTTAGGCCAAAATCCCTTGCCACCACTGGGTTCTCTCCCTTACCTAACAGACCTAACAGAAAAAGGTATAGATACATATGAGAGAAGACCTTACCTACTGGGTAGGGGGTACTACTCCTCTCTATAAGGGGGTCTTCCGAAAATCCGTTAGGACCGTTAGGTTTGTTAGGAATGAGTGGTGGACTGGGTTTTGGGCCTAACCAGCGCCTAACAGACCTAACAGCTCGATGCTCATTTGCACGGCGCGGCTGGTTCCGCCGCCACCTTTGAACCAAACAGCACCGGTCTTCACCGCACCTGGCAAGCGCGCCAGCACGATCGGCCAGCAGTTGCCCCATGCCGTATCGGAGAGCATGTGAGCGATGGCGTTGGCCGTGTTGCTGACGATCACGGAGCCATCCTCAGCCTTGATGCCATGACGTCCGAGCACGTTCTGCGCCTCGGTCGGCGTGACATGCGGATCACTGCCGCGGTGCAGCGCCAGCTCCACTAGCTCTGCGATGGTGCGCGTGACGGTGCGGTCACCTTCGACGCGTAGCTGGTGCTGCAGGATCGTCTGCAGGCAGCGGCGCTCGTCTGGCACCTCCACAGCCTGGCTGTAGGCAGTCCAGTCGTTCTGCTCGATCAATGACCACGCCTGCTCGCGGGTCACCACCTCACGCGACTGCAGCGCCCATGCACCGGCCAGCAGGGTGCCGTACTGATCGCCAAGGCGCTGCGAGTCGAATGCTTCGGCCGCGGCCTTGACGAATACCTTCACCGACTGGCGGATGGTGGGGATCAGCGCGATGGTGCGCGCGATCAGGCGCTGGCCAATCTGCTCCGAGATGAAGCGATCTAGGTCGCGGTCCAATGCCTCCCAGTGCGCGGTGCGTTCATCCTTTGGCAGCTCGGCCGGGTTGCGGAGCGTGAGCTGCGCAAAGCGGGACTTATCGGCGCCCTGCTTCAGCGCGGTGGCAATGCTGCTCATCAGAAACATGGAGCGGATGGTGTACCGCTGCGTGTCACCTTCTGGCGAACCCTTCAGGGTATGCGCGCGGCTCTCGCTGCTGGCGACCCGCGCAAGGCCGAGCACTGCCTGCATCCGTTGCTGATCGTTGCGCTCATTGCTCTCAGCTTCGTCGAACACCACCGGCAGCGCATCCGCGCGGAGTGCCTGCCGGATGCCGGGCTCGGTGGTGTTACCGGCGACGATGAGACCCATGTCGCCGAGCAGTGGGGTGACATAGCGCCCGAGCACTTCGGACTTGCCGGAGCCGGATCCTGCGGTCAGCCAGGCATGAGGCCGCCAGTCAAGCGCGCCGCAGATGGGCGCCAGCGTGACCCAACCGGCCAGCAGCATCCCGGATGCCGGCACCTCCCAGAGAAACCGCTCGGCAAGGTCAAGCACCTGGAAGGCCGCGTCGTCATCCAGTGGCTGCACGCCTGATGGCCCCTGCAGGCGGCTGAGACGCTGGTAGACGTAACTGCTGCCGGTGATGCCATCGCATACGGTGCGGCTGGCGCCATCGACGATCAGCTGATCACCGAGGTGCAGCACAGATCGGCCGCCGTCCCACCATGCACCACGCCCGCGGATGCGATCGGGAGAGTAGACACCAGCCGCGGCCTGCTGGGTGAACATGCTGCTGGCCGCTGCCGTCCAGTTGACGCCTGTCTTGCTGGGATAGAGCGTCTCCCAGTACGACAACGGCGCCAGTGCGCATAGGTTGGTGCCGGTGTGACTACTGCGAGATAGGCGGCAGACTTGCCCGGTACTGGCGGGCTGGTAGTAGTAGCCGTCGCCGTCAAAGCCGAGGCAGGTGAAGTGCTCCCCAGCCGCTGGCAGTGGCTCGGGGTCTGGCTGCGCTGCCGGACCAGGCGGCTCCGGCGCCGCGGTTGGCGCCTCGATTGGCGGTGAGCGGTTGGCCTTGAGGTAGGCCGCGGCTTCGGCTGGCGTCCATGCGGCATCGGCAAGATCCCAGCCATCGGCAGCGCCATCTGGTGTGGCGACGATGCGCACCTGCGCCACGCCGATCGACAGCAGGCGCCCAGCCAGCTTGACCATCGCCTGGCGGCCGACGTCATCAGCATCAGGCCATAGGGTGCAGCGCCGCCCGGCCAGCGGTGACCAATCGGCCTTGTCGATCGCTTTGCAGCCTGATGGCCAGGTGGCAACCGCAGCTGATGGGAACAGGCGCGCAGCGGCATCGGCGGTCTTCTCGCCTTCAACGATGAGCACCGGCGCATCAGCGGCCCGCCGCGCCCAGTACAGCGGCCGCGGCGCTGGCGGTGCCTTCCAGCGCCAGCCGGTGCCGTCGTACCAGAGTGGTCTGATCTTCTTGCCGGGGAATCGGCAGACGATGAAGGTGCTGCTGTACTGCCATACCTGCTCAGCCCCGGCAGTCGGTGGCTCCGGCACTACAGATAGGTGCCGCTCAATGCGCTGGCACGCTTCGGCATACGGCCAGCCGGTGATGCGTGTGAGCAGGTCCATGCCATTGCCGCCACCGCCACCGCCGTCCTTGCCCCCGCACTGGTTGCAGTACCACGAGCCGGTGCCGTCTTTGTCGTCGAAGCGGTAGCGATCACTGCCGCCGCAGCATGGGCAGGGCTGATGCTTGTCAGTCAGCTGATCCGCGGACAGCCCGCCCAGCGCCGCCAGCAGGTCCGGCCACCTGCCGCGGGTGAGGTCTTGGATGGTCATTGCTTAAGTGCCCGCTCCAGCAGCACGCGGATCGCCGTTGCACGCGACATGGCATCGCCACGCCAGGCATCCAGCCGCCGCAACAACTCAGGCGTCAGGCGCACGGGTGTGGGATGGGCAAGACGCATCAGCTGGCGGTGGGGGCTTGCGGACTGTAGCCGCCGCTGCTACGGTCAGCAAGCCTTGCGGAGTTCAGCGACGCATCGCCTTCAAGGCGGTTTAAGCGTTCATTCCGCAGCACCCATCACAACATGCAGCAACTTCTATTCATCGACGAGCCGCCGTCAACGGCTTTGCCGCCTCCTGCAAACTGCAGCGGTCCGCCCATCTGGGGATGTGACTATGGCGGCGGATACTTTCACGCATGGCGCAATGGCAAATCAATTCGGTTGCGTCCAGACCAATTCGCCGCGCTTGCGTTCACTCAGCCCGGTGACGTCATCATCGTCGAGAATGCTCACATGCAGCCAAGGAAGAAAAGCCTTGCGCAGGTTTACACATTCGATGAACTGACTCAGATTCAATCGCGCGCCAATGATCTTAAAGTTAGCGTTCGTCTTTGGTTTCATGGATTAACGCCGAAATGGCGGCGCATCCTAAAAATGGACAGCAAGTCCGACGAGGTCGATGCCGAGACTATTGCAAGGATTGCCATGCGCCGCGGGATTGCTGATTTGCAGTATTTCAACCCACGCAGCGATTATCCACCGCGCATCTTGTGGGCGCATGAGCAGATTACTGACATGAATGACATCCTGAACATGGCCAGGATCGACTACATGGCAAAGACTTGCCCATGCGTTTATGAATATATTGCCCGCGGTCAGCATGGGAGCTTGCATTGCGCATGGCGGCGGCATGGGGCGCTTTCAAGCATTGTGCAGGACATGGTGAACTTTTTTCATAGCAAGGAGGCATTCAAGCAGGGCGTTAGCTTATGGGCGGCGCTTGTTGATTATCAAGGCAATCCACGGACTTACGAAGGCCGCCAGCCCGGCGTGAAGTTTGTGATGAACGAACTGCTGCGCATGAGGCCGAATCATTTTCGCGGCGGCGTTGCTCGCAGCAATTTGATGTATCACGGCTTTCGCAATCACGCAATCGCGCATCTTGGCATACGCAAGGATGGCACAAAGCTGCATGAGTTCAGTCCATCGCAGCACGCCAAATGGTTGGCATTCCGGCAAAGGTATCGCCGCGCCATGGTGGCCATGCTTCATTCAATGAAGGACTACATCAACTCTTAGCTAAAAGATCGCTGTTTAATCCGTCACGCATTTTTGCGTTTACAGCGGCATAGCGATCTACCAACCCTCAACCCAAATGACCAAAGACCTCTACCGCACAATGCCGTGGCAGACCGATTACCAGGCATTTCTAGATTCCAAGTCCACCGCCTGCCCACCTGTTGGCTTTGACCCGCAGCAGTTCAGGGCGTCGCTGTTCCCGTTTCAGCGGGACATCGTGACCATGGCCTGCCGTGTTGGGCGGTTCTGCATCTGGGCAGATTGCGGCATGGGCAAGACCGCCATGCAGCTGGAGTGGGCGCATCAGGTGCATCAGCACACTGGCGGCAATGTGCTGGTGCTGGCACCGCTGGCGGTTGCGCATCAGACCGTGCGCGAGGGCGGCAAGTTTGACATTCCCTGCGCCTTTGCGGCCACGCAAGCCGATGTCAAATCAGGCATCACCATCACGAACTACGAGAAGCTGAGCCACTTCGACCCGGCCGATTTCGACGGTGTGGTGCTCGACGAGAGCAGCATCCTCAAGGCGTACACCGGCAAGATCCGCACGCAGATCATCGAGTCATTTAGCAACACGCCATACAGGTTGGCCTGTTCGGCAACGCCAGCGCCTAATGATCACATGGAGCTGGGCAATCATGCCGAGTTCATTGGCGTGATGACCCGCACCGAGATGCTGGCCATGTTCTTTGTGCATGACGGCGGCGATACCAGCAAGTGGCGACTCAAAGGTCATGCGCAGTCCAAGTTCTGGGAATGGGTCTGCAGCTGGGCGGTGACCATCCGCAAGCCGTCTGATCTCGGCTATGAGGATGGCGATTTCATCCTGCCGGAGCTGCGCATTTCCGACTGCACGGTTGAGGCGCCGCGTGATGCGGTGGCTGATGATGCCGGCCAGATCCCATTGTTTGCCATGGAGGCGCGCACGCTGAGCGACCAGCGCCAGGTGCGCAAGGCATCGCTTCAGATGCGCGTTGATGCAGCCGCTGCACTGGCCAATGCCAGCACAGAGCAGTGGCTGGTGTGGTGCGATCTCAACGACGAATCAAAGGCACTCGCTGCAATCATTGATGGCGCAGTTGAGGTGTGTGGTGCAGATTCTGACGACCACAAGCGCCGCGCTGCGATCGACTTTCAAGATGGCAAGATCCGCGTACTGGTCAGCAAGCCGAGCATCTTTGGCTTTGGCTTGAACTTTCAAGGCTGCCACAATGTCGCATTTGTTGGCCTGTCACATAGCTACGAGGCGTTCTATCAAGCAATCCGTCGTTGCTGGCGATTTGGGCAACAGCATCCTGTCAACGCGCACATTATCTACGACGTTGGTGAAGGTCGCGTGATTGAGAACATCCGCCGCAAAGAAGCGGACAGCATCCAAATGGCTGAGGCAATGGTTCAGATCATGAAACAACAAACCATGGAACAACTCAAGAAGATCCAGCGACAAGTGATGCCGCACATCACTGAGCACAAAACAGGCGACAACTGGCAGATGTATATGGGCGATTGCGTTGAGAGCATCAAGCAACTCGACAGCGACAGCATCCACTACAGCATCTTCAGCCCGCCGTTCGCGTCGCTTTATACCTACTCAAATAGCGACCGCGACATGGGCAACAGCCGCAACGATCAGGAGTTTTTTGATCACTTCGTCTACCTGGCCAAGGAGTTACATCGTGTGATGATGCCAGGTCGGTTGATCAGCTTCCATTGCATGAACCTATCCAGCAGCAAAGAGCGCGATGGGTTCATTGGTGTGAAGGACTTTCGCGGCGACATGCTGCGCATCTTTCAGGCTGCTGGATTCGTGTTCCATTCCGAGGTGTGCATCTGGAAGGATCCGGTGACCGCCATGCAGCGCACGAAAGCGATCGGGCTGCTCCACAAGCAGATCCGCAAGGACTCAGCCCTCAGCCGCCAGGGCATCCCGGACTATCTGGTAACAGTGCGCAAGTTGGGCGACAATCCCGAGCCATGCGCCGGACCGTTTACTGAGTTTGCTGGCGAGGATCCACCGGCCAAGACTGGCGATGCGATCAAGGACAGCATCAACATCTGGCAGCGTTATGCCAGCCCGGTATGGATGGACATCAACCCATCGGACACGCTGCAGTATCGCAGCGCTCGCGCCAATGAGGATGAGCGGCACATCTGCCCGTTGCAGCTGGAGGTGATCCGCCGCGGGCTGCAGCTGTGGAGCAATCCCGGCGACGTGGTGCTAAGCCCATTCGCCGGTATCGGCAGCGAGGGTTATGTCAGCCTGCAGATGGGGCGGCAGTTTGTCGGCTTTGAGCTGAAGCCCAATTACTTCAACTGCGCAGTGAAGAACCTGACCGCAGTCGAATCGCATAAGCAGGGAGAGCTGGTGTGACCCTCCGCCCCTACCAGCAACAGCTGGTGACTGACATTCGGCTGCAGTACCAGCTGGGCAAGCGCAGCGTGCTGGCGGTGCTACCCACTGGCGGTGGCAAGACCATCTGCTTTGCCTACATTGCTGATGCCGCCAGCCGCAAAGGCAACCGTGTGTTGATCTTGGTGCATCGCGCGGAGCTGCTGGATCAGGCCAGCCGCAGCCTGCCGATGCACCATGGCATCATCGCCGCCAATCGCGCCATGGACCTGAGCCATGCGGTGCAGGTGGCCAGCGTGCAAACCGTGGCGCGGCGGCTGCACCGGCTGCCGCGGGATATGTTCCAGCTGATCGTGGTGGACGAGGCCCACCACACCACAACTAAAACGTGGGCGGCAGTGGTGGAGCACTTCAACACCGCCAAGCTGCTTGGGGTGACGGCAACGCCGATCCGCGGTGATAGCCGCGGCCTTGGCGAGCATTACCAGGCCATGGTCGAAGGCCCGAGCGCGCAATGGCTGACCGATAACGGCTACCTGGCGGCTGCCCGGGTGCTGGCACCGCCGGGCTTCAGCGCTGCCGGGATGCGTAAGCGGATGGGTGACTTCGACCAGCGCGATGCAGAGCAACAGGTGCGGGCAATCCATGGCGACTGCGTGAGCCACTACCGGCAGCACCTGAGTGGTCAGACCGCCATCGCGTTCTGCTGCAGCGTTGCCCATGCTGAAGCGGTGGCGGCACTGTTCCTGCAGGCTGGCATCCCAGCCGCCAGCATCGACGGCAGCATGGATGCCACCACGCGCCGCCAGCTGCTGAGCGACCTTGGCAGTGGCCGCATCAAGGTGCTCACCAGCTGCGCGCTGATTGGCGAAGGCGTGGATGTACCGAGCGTTGGGGGCTGCATCATGCTGCGACCCACGGCCAGCGTGGGCCTCCACCTGCAGATGATCGGCCGATGCCTGCGACCATCCGGCAGCAAGGTGGCTGTGGTGCTCGACCATGTAGGCAACTGCCTGCGGCTGGGCCACCACCTGGAACCGCGCGAGTGGACGCTCGAGGGGCTCAAGAAGCAAGACCGCGAGAAGGCGCCATCGGTCAAGGTGTGCCCGAAGTGCTACGCCGCAATGGCCAGCCAGGCGCGGGTGTGCGGCGAGTGCGGGCATACGTTTGCCGCTGAGGTGCGCGAGCTCGAGCAGGTGGATGGGCAGCTGGTGGAGATGGCCGCCCGCCAACGCAAACGCCAACAAGGCACCGCGCAGTCGCTGGAGGATCTGCGCCAGCTAGCGCAGCAACGCGGCTATAAGCGCGGCTGGGCTGAGCGGGTCTATCAGGCCAGACTGGCTAAGAGGCATGGCGGATCATGACACACATCTTTTCCTGTGGCGGCGGCGTTCAATCCACCGCCTGCTTAGTGCTAGCTGCTCAAGGCCGCATACCGTATCGCACTTTCATCTTCGCCAATGTGGGCGACAAGGCTGAATCACCGCACACCCTTGCTTACATCAGACTGGTGCTGAAGCCCTACGCCAAACAACACGGCATTGAATGGGTGGATGTGTGCAAGGTCAATAGAAGCGGGCTTCCCGTTGACCTT